GATGCGTAATAAGGTCTACCGGCTGCGGAAAATACACCTACCGAAGTAGTGTGCGAGTCTCGGCAGCTAAGCCATCGCTTAATTGAGGGAAGCAAAATGAATCATGAAAACAAGCAGCCGCCTAAATACGGTGTGATTCTCAAGACCGATGTGTGGCATGAAGGAAACTTTTTCCGGGTCATTACTATGAAAAACCAGTTGGCCGATGGTTCAGACGTTAGCATTACGCGTGACTACTTTACTACGCTCGCGTGGGAGTTTGATCATGTACAAGAAGAGGTGATGGGTTCCGTGTGTTGCTTGGTGAGTGATTTTGCTAGAATCAGCGACCACTACGAAGTGTGCGATCAGCTTGTTCGGACAGGCAAGTATATTTCTGGTCAATATGGAGAATGAAATGATAGAAAAGAATGAAGAAGCTAACTGGACGCGATCCGGCACACCCGTAATCCAAAGCCATGTGTGGCACAAGGGTACGTGCTTCTTTGTATCTACTATACTCATGGAATGTTCCTCCCCATATGGGCAAGGGATATTCTACTATGAGCATATGGCTACAATGTTAAATGAGTCTGACCAATCTTCCCTTGGAATTATGGCCCACTTCTCAAGTACCAAAAGCTTTGAATACCACGTTGACATATGCGAGCAACTTTCTCGTACAGGTAAGTATGATTTGGGCTCGCAAGGAGAATGAAATGGCCGCAGATAATGGACGTCCGCGTGAAGGCATAGTAATAACGACGTACGTTAACTATATGGGCGAGTGCTTCTTGATTACGACTACAAACCTCAAGGGGCCGCCATCAAACTGTAGCCCGCAATATTTCCATAAGACAACGGCCAGCACCTTCAACACCGAAGGCAAGGAAATTATGGATACGATAGCAGTAATCGAAGACGGTGTTGCAATAGACAATCACCTTGCTATGTGCGAGCAACTTTACAAAACAGGTAAGTACATCAGCGAGCCAGCCGAGGAGGAGTGAGCGAATGTACGTTGACGAAAACCAGCACGCAATCCATGGCGTGGCTGCCGAAGAAACCACTACCCCCTGCAATCATCGTTGGGAGTTGTTTGATAAGCCCACCAACGGAGGTTTTGGGACGGCTCAGGCCGTGGGATGGGAATGCACGATTTGCGGGGAAGTACAGGAACTGTAACCAAGTTTGCACTACCAGAGGAGCAACAAATGAGCAATTCTGAACAGGGATTTAAATTGAGTTGGCTTCCTCGACTACTTTCCATGTCCGGCCGAACGTTTGATTTGCCGGAATTACTTGAACTTAAACGCCATGTGTTCAAGATAGGCGCCCAACTAACAAAAAATTGCAACGAGGATGGGAATTGGGATCTTCAAACAATCGACGGCTGCACATTTCTTGTCGCGCCTGAAGGTACGTATAGCATAAACACTGAATCGAAGCTTTACGCCCAGGAGGTAAATGCGAAAACTTTCGGAGCAATCCTCACCCTGCTAATATACAACCACTATCTAAATGAGGTCATCGAAAGCGAAGGCTATGCAGGCTTTCTGGTAGATCACTACTACAGTATGTTGCTGGCAGTTTCTTACGGCAGAGGTAGAATAGTGCCTGCACACGCACTTAAAGCTTTAGAATATGCAGAACGCTACCTAGGGAATGTAACGAAGAGGTGAACCTCAATGAAGCCCTTGAAATCTGCATTGAATTGCTCTATAATATAGATTACTCAGAAATCAATCGAGGAAGCAAGGAACCGCCATGAAATTGAATCTGCTAATGAGGGTAGGCGTGTTAGTGTACATCCGCAACTTCGACATGGTGCTCACAGGGGATCTATACTACGACGAAAGGGACGAGGCGTTTACCCTTACAAGAATTCCATACGACGTAGGTACGGATTGCTTGATCACCGTACCCGCGACCGAGCCTCGCAGCGTCGATTTGATCGCCGACGCTACATGTGTGTTGTGCGCAGATGAGAGCGGGTACGCTGCTCTCAACATCCGCATCCTGAGAATCTCTGAGGCCTTAAGAGACACTCTAGAGGCGCTGCCTAACTTCCGTGTACAGGCAGATCAGATCCCGGAGCACTTGCAAGGCACTCCAATTAAACCCAATTGAGGAGGTGTTATGGAACGCACAAACTTCATGTGGAATCCTTGCCTGAAAACTGGCGCAGTAGTCTACATCCGCAACCTTGACGAGGTGTTTGTAGGCGACTTGTTCTATTTCAGGGACACTGAAACATTCATTCTCAAGGGAATTCCGTGCGATCTGGCCAGAGGTCAATTGATGGCTCTGCCGCGCACTGGACTGAGAAATGCAGATGTAGACGTGATCGCCGACATGGACGCTAACAATGAATTGAACGGTGTTCAGGGCGGTCGATATTCAGACCTCAGCATTTGTCACCTGACAATCTCTGAGGCTCTGAAGACCTTCCTGATCAGATGGTCCAACTTCTTTGTCTACGCCGATAAAGTCGAATTGAGGCCTGCAGTGCTCGATACTGATTCCGACATTTAACGGGCAGACTAAAGGCAGCTGGTTGCAGTAGCGCAAGCACCTCAGATACAGTTCTCACCACGCAACATAGTACAAGGAGTTAGGAAGTGAGACCAAACCAAACATCGAAGTTACCTCAGACCAAAGTGTTTAAGTACCGGAGCGCCATCACAGGACGTTTCATCTCCCGCAGAGAAGCAATCCGGAATCCTGACACCACCGTTCAGGAGGTTTTCCAGCGCCTCAATTCAACCTTGATGCCGCGGCAAACAGTAGTACCGAGGACGTCCCGATGAGCATCTCCCGAGAACAGAAAAGTTTGCTGGTTGGTTATGCAGTCATAACGGTCGCAGTCGCGATTAGTGTGGCTGCTATCCTGTACAAGAATTCAAAGCTTGACACTCAACGCGCTGAACGCCTGGCGTACTTTGCGGCGATACGGGACGAGGCCTGCAACGACCGCCAAGAGATCAAGGCATACACTGATGCGGTACTTGGCCAAAAGCAAGGGCCTACCAGACGCGCTGAGACACTCCTCCAAACCAGCCAGAGAACCATTGAGAGCTTTGAAACTATGGATCGTACTGTCACGGCCCTCGACGAAGTGGAGCAGCATGAACGTCAAAGACTTTGGATGGAAACTATGGACTGTTCAAACGCATCGTTGGGGTACGTCGTCAGCTACTGGGAGTACTTGAGCATCATGAGCAACACTTTGGGAGCTAACTGATAGCCTCCCCCCCCCACCAATTCATTTAGGAGCAGTGAAGTGGTAACAGAAGCGGAAAGGGAAGCGGAAGCGAGTGCGAGTGCGAGAGCCGTCATCGACGAGAAGCAGCTTGCGACAGTCTTAGCGGATATGGCAGACATGGACCGCCTCTACGGGAGAATAATGTGGGGTGATGACTCGCACCAAATGTCTAGCTATGCGAGGTGCAACGAGTTCTTTGTAGAGTATGCGAGAAGGGTTGCTGCGGGCATTAACAAATTGCTGGCGAAACCAAAAAAGACACATTGGACGAAGGATGACTGTTTGGAGCGTGAGCAGAAAGCCCGGAGAGATGCTGAAAGTGCCTCCTCGGAATACGCTCGAGGAGTTCTTCGGGCACGCGCAGACATTTGGGCACAGCGTGCGGCCGAAGGTGGCTGGACATACCGTCTCCCTTACAAGCAACCTTAGATTCAACGCTTTACGGGCAAACTAACGTCGGCGGTAGTAGTGCCGCGAGCACGGGCACGAAAGCGCGGATACGAAACGTGACAAATCGAATCGAACCTGTGACTGGAGCAACTGATAGGCCTGTGGATATGCACGGGCCTTTTCTGTGTGTGTATGTGTGACTGTGCTACCCAACGATGATTTTTGGTTTTTTGAAAAAATCAACTAGTTAGCCTCTTAGACCTTTTTGATTTTAACTTTGGTTTCCTATGGCTTTTTAATGGCTTTTTAATGGCTTTTTGGATGGCCTAATTGCTTGCCTCTTAATTAGTTAGCCTCTGGGCTTTTTGGCTAACTAATTTTTTTGAGTTAATTTTGTAACGGAATTATGAGCTAACTCATTGATTTTGTTGAAGTTTTTCAATATATTTTTACTGAGCTTATAAAAAAGTGGTCCACTTTTGGACATATTTTTGGCCAGTTGATTTTTCAAAAAAGTACCAAAAATGAGGCGTTACAACAATGTCTTTTTTATGGCTTCATTCGCCTAGCTAACTAATAAAGTAAGGAAGGGTTTTCTTGTTTAACTTGTTGATTTTATTACATATATTTATTTTCTTACTTACTTCTAATGATCTTAGTGGATAACTTTGAGAAAAAGCCATATACCGGCCATATATTTGACCATGATATTTTCGAGGGTACATATGAAATTCCTAATTTTATAATTGTATATTATATTATATACAAATTGGAAGTAAGTAATTAAAGTAATAAAATCCAATGTTTTCAACAAGTTAGCTCATAATTCCCTGCCGTACTTTATTAGTTAGCGTTGCGAATGAAGCGTTGAATGTAGTAACCAGCAACTCGTTAGCCTCCACTAAACATATGTGGGAGAGCCGCAAAACATAGGGCCACACTAACATTGTTGGTACCAATATTGACGAGTAGAAAGAGAAAGAGGGGTCGGTCCGCATAGTCGCCCTACGTACCTACGTACACGCGTACACGTACCTACGTACCTACGTACCTACGTACACGTACCTACGCACGTGCTTGCGCTACTACGACAGCCGACTTTAGTTGGCCCTGTAAAAGCGAGGGCGAGTGGCAGAGTTGCAGGCAAAAGAGGCCACTTGATTTGCCCCATAGTGATATGCTATAATAAATATTCCAGCAACAGCCTAGCAGGAGAAACATCATGAAGATCTGGCCTGAGTCCGATGACTGGGCAGAACGCCCATTCTGGTTGTGGGTGTATGCAGTAATGTTGGCGGTCATCTGCGCTGTGGAGGTTCTGGCGGTACGCGGCGAATTGTGACCGCAAAGTGACCCGTAAAAACTGCTTGCTTCGACCTCAAGAGGTACGCTATAATAATCATGTGGAAAGGAAATATCATTCCACACATCCTCAACTCAACAGGAGTACATCATGGCACGTCGTAACCGTAAGTTGATCGAACAGGTCAATGAAATCTTCGAACAGGCCGCTGAACAGGTCAATGAGACCGTCGAGACCGCTGAACAGGTCAATGAGACCTTCGAGACCGTCGAACAGGCTGTCGAGGATTTGCCTGACTTCCTTTCGATCTGCAAGTCACGGGTCGGTTTGGAGGACGCTCTTGCGGCCTGCAAAACCAAGTCCAGTGCAATCCGCATGCTGAGTGCTCGTGGGTGGTCTACCTCGGTGATCGCCAAGAAGTTGGGCATTCGGTACCAGCATGCGTACAACGTTCTCTCGCAACCTCTCAAGTCGGCCCCTGCTGAGGTGGAGGTCGCTGAGTCGGAGCCGGAGCCGGAGGTTGCCTCGCCGGTCCTGATTGAGGCTCCGGAACTTGAGGTTGGGGAGTTGACTTCCGATGAGATGCAGGTGATGGTCGAGACCATCGACAGCGAGGAGGCATGAGAATGAAACACTTCCTGAAAGGTCTGGCCTACGGAATTTGTTTCTTGCTTCTGATGGTCCTGGTCAGTACCTTCTGGTAACCTGTAGCAGAGGTTGACGAGAGGCCTACCTGTAGCAAAGGGTAGGCCTTTTGTTTGCCTGTGGAGGACCTAGTGATTGCAGGAGAGAGTGGGGGTTATGACCTGGGCCTCAGGGTCGCGGAGGCAAAAAAAAGGCTACCGCCGCTAGGGCAGTAGCCTCAATTGACGCTGTAGCAGCGGCAGCTGTTGTTGTTACCTGGTCCAGGGCCTCAGGACGCGTACTACAGCTAGCGCGATAGCGGTGAATACGACCAACATGATGACTTCCATTTGAGTCTCCTTGAGGGTGAGGGGCCGCGACCTACCTGTTGCTGATAGGCCGCGGATGGTCGATGGTCGTTACTGTACGCGCTTCAGCAGCTGAAGCTCCACGTTGCGGACGTGTTGGTAGCGAACGTTCAAAAGCTTGGCGACCTCGCCGCGCTGCATACCGACCTCGTGGCGCAGGTAGCGAATCCTTGCGGATATCGTAGGCAGTGTCGCCAGATGACTCTTGAGGGCCTCCTCGGCAGCTGCTGCTTCGACCTCTTCGACCTCTTCGATAGTTGCGACTGCACTGTTGCTCATGACCTCTTCCTTCGGTGTGTAGTCTTTTTGACTACATAATCATTATACCCGGGGTATGCTTAATGTAAGGTGAATGCGGTTGGCGCATAACTTTGCGGAGGGCTCTACGGGGGCCCTACAGGGCTTTACAGGGCTTTGCGGGGCTTTGCAGGGCTTTAGAGGGCGACTTCGTTTGTACGTAAGTAGTTCCTAATATACGGTACGGTAGCACTCACTACAACCTACGCAATTTTACAAATCCGGCGGCCATATACCAAATGAGATCGAAGAGCAAGTTGATTTATCTTTGTATGTGTGATATAATATAACCAACGACCGACAACGACAACGATGGTCGACAGAGCTGGTGTTATGCTATCTAATCTGAGTCATGCACCCGAAGCTGGAGCTGTAGCTGTAGCTGAAGCTGAAGCTGAAATAGGATATCGCGCGCAACTGATATCGATGTTAAACCAGAAAATTCCTAACACAGCCGAAGGGCTGCCTGTGGGATTCTATCGAGTCGATTTACTGCCGCAATGTACCAGTGGTGTGGGGGCAGACGGGGCAGACAGAGCAAGTAAGGCTCTAGTTAACTTCGACGACGACGACACTATGGATCAAATCCGCAATGCTTTTGTGGAGCTTGACTATAGCCTAGGGTATCCAACCCTAAATGCCGGCGTACCTTATTGGGATAAATTAAGTTTTGAACCTGGGTTCGCTTACGGAGTTTTCCAGACGTATCTGGAGATGGTAAACTTCGGCCCGCGAGACATAACCAAGTTAGCCTCCAATCCAGAACTTCGTGCTCTAGCAGGCAGAGTCTATCTCTCGGGCGAGGGCGAGGGCAGGGGCAGGGGCGAGGGCGAGGGCGAGGGCGAAGGTTTTACGTCGCAACAGTTTCTGCCCATTATCTACGAGTACATGCAGTTGTACGGTTGGCGGCCACGGGCTAAGGCTTATGACTTGTACAAGGAGGCTGCTTATAAACACCTCAGGATGCGCAGGCAAGTCTCTGTGGAGGACGCGCAGTTTCTGCTCTCATCGAGCATCCTCGAGGGCATAGCGCGCAAAATGGGTGAGGCAAAATTCCTCGACTCACTCTCTGATACGGCAATTGTAGCCCTGTATGACAAGGTCACCAAGAATCAAAGAGTTTCAGTCGGCCTACCTGCAGCTAATCCACTGCCTAGCAAAGAGCGTGATGAAGACAGCGAGTCCTCTTTTGAAATGATCTTGCGCTCTATGAGCTTGAAAGCCAATTTGGAGACTTCGAATTCAGGGCCTGGCTCTATGTCGAACGCCTTCAGCCACAGCACTCATAAAGTTCTGAACAACCTACTGGAGGACAACGTTACCACCAATCAGATCCAGGAAATGATTGTTAAGGTCACCAAGTCTGTCAACACTAACAATGCTTCTTAAAGTATAGGTGGCAAGGGTGGAAGATAAATTCCGGTCGCTCCATGAGGCTTCTATATCCAAGCAATCCGGCCTAGACAAGCTCGATACCCGGCTAGTGCTGGAGTCGAGTTTGGATCCGCGGTCTGGTGCGTTTAAACAGGCGGTTAAACTCACTCCAGGTACATTAGCATATTATCGCACGAATGGCCGTTGGATTCCGGCTGAACATCTCTTGTATGTGTCAAGCTTATTGGCCAGTGAGATTAGTCAAGGAGGTGCTCGGATTATTGTGGAATGTCCTCCGCGACACGGGAAACCTTATTGCGTCAGTTCCTTTATTCTGATGCGCGGCGGCGTTTATAAGCGTTTAGGCGATGTAAAGGTAGGCGACTACGTAATTACGCATACAGGTAACCCTCGCAGAGTTCTCGCAGTACACGAACAGGGTTTTTTACCGACCCTGCTCATTGCAACTCGGAGTGGCAGGAAGTTGCATCCAGCTTTAGATCATCCGCACTTGACAAGCCTCGGCTGGAAAACCGCAGCCGAACTTGCGCCTGGGGATGAATTGATTGTTCTTAACACACCGGATAATCAGCCCAGCTTCCATTCAGAGGATACCGTAGTCTCAGTCGCACCAGGTACCCTCCGTGAATGCCGCTGCCTGACGGTCGACATTGATGAGACGTTTACCGTCCAAAATGTTATTGTCCATAACTCTGAGTTGATCTCGATCAACACTCCCATCTGGTTCCTTGAGAAGTATCCTTGGGCAAATGTGATCCTGTCAAGCTATGGCGCCGATCTTGCTGCAGGGTTTGGCCGGCAGGTCCGAGATGTATTCCTTGAGAATCCAAGGAAGATATTCGACACTACTATCAGAAGTGATGTCCAACGCACCAGCCTCTTCCTCACCAGTGAAAATGGAGGGATGATAAGCGCCGGTGTAGGCGGTACAATCACAGGTAAAGGCGCGCATCTACTCATAATCGATGACTATGTTAAAAACTGGACTGAAGCTATCAGTACAGTGCAGCAGGAAACTATATGGAATTGGTGGCGTTCGACCGCCTATTCGCGTCTTGAACCTAACGGGTCTGTCGTAATCCTAGCTACTAGATGGGCTCTTAATGATCTCATTGGACGCATACGCGCTGAAGATAAAGAGCATTTATGGCATATAATCAGGTTGCCTGCGTTGGCGGGCGAAAACGATGTTTTAAATCGCGCTCCTGGACAAGCTCTCTGGCCTGAGAGATACAATGAGAAGGCCTTAGATGAGATTCGACAGGTTGTAGGGCAATTTATTTTTCAGGCGCTGTACCAGCAGGACCCTCAGCCTGAGGGGTCGCAACAAATTGACACCTCAATGTTGCGTATTGTTGACACACTGGAAAATCCTGAACGATTTAGGTGGGTACGCTCGTGGGATTTAGCCGCCACCGACGAAAGCAAAAAGAAGGGCGATTACACGGTGGGGTCGCTTGTAGGCACGAATGAGCGAGCGAGCTCTCCTGTGGCTCTGACTGCAATTGCTGACATGATTAGAGGTCGATGGGAACCTGCTGACATTGAATTGACAATGCAGCAGACGGCGGCGAGTGATGGCCCTCAATGTCCGATTATAATTGAGCAAGAACCTGGAGCTTCAGGTAAGGCTTATGCACAGCATTTGGCCAGCAACGTCTTGAGAGGATATAGAGTGCATATTACGCCTGCACAGCGTAATAAATGGATTAGGGCGCAGCCCTATGCAGCTGCAGTGTCGCATGGGCGTATTCAGATGCTACGGGCTACGTGGAATGAAGCGCACATCAAAGAGCTGAAAGACGCCCCTAACGGCACGCACGATGATACTTTAGACAGTGTGTCGCAGGCGTTTAATCACCTACACTTAGTCAATCATAGTCTATCGACTTGGGGTCGGCACGGCACCAAAGCTCCGACGGATGCTATGCTGGATACTGTAGGCTCGGACGTTGCTCCTAACAACGTCGGGCGGTCATCGCCGCTACTGTTGCCCAGCACAAGTTCGAATGTAATCTCAGGCGTAGTATTTGGTCGTCGCGTTTTTTAATTGAAGGAGGCAGCAATGTCAGCTCTACTCGACAGGTCAAAGCTCGCAGGGCTTGCAGGCCTAATTTTTGGTGGCAAGCGTGATCTTGATAAAGTGTTTGGGTACGAAAATCCCATTCCCTGCTCCTCGTTGCTGCACAAGTACTACAGGCAAGATATTGTAGGGCGTATTGTCGATATGCCGGCAGAGTCTACTTGGGAACTGCATCCCAAAGTAACGTTCGACGCTTCTGATTTCAGCGTCGGGGCCGATGATGGCGATGCTGATTCGAACTCTAAATTGGGGCTGGAGCTTGAGGCAGTGTTTAAAAAGTTGGAGCAGCAGCTGAGCATATGGGATAGACTTATTCAGGCGGACAAACTCTGCAATTTTGGCCCCTTCGCGATCTTATGGTTCGGGATGGCAGGTAAGGCAGAAGCTCCTGCGCCTAAAGTACGGTCACTTGAGGACATAGTTTATATTCAAGCTCACGGCGGAGACAGTGTTAGCATAAAAGCATACGATGAGGACCCTCAGAGCGTTAGATATGGCCAGCCGACTATGTACGAGGTCGTACCGCAGAACGGCAACGAGGCACGGCGAACGCCAATCCGCATTCATCACAGTCGTGTAGTACATATTGTCGACAAACCTCTTCAAGGCCAAGTATATTCACGTCCTCGACTAGAATTGATTAGTAATACGTTGCAGGATCTCCTGAAGATTTCGGGGGGCAGCTCCGAGCTCTTTTGGCTGACAGCCAACAGAGGTATGCAGGTGGATATAGCTCGGGACATGCAGCTGAGCCCTGAGGATGAGAAAGATCTGACTGACGAGTTGGAAGAATACCAACATCAATTGCGACGGTATATTCGCACGCGCGGTGTGGCGATTACCGAATTAGGGTCGTCAGTGGCAGATCCCACAGGTGTTTTTCGCGTGCTAATAGCCCTGATCTCGTCCGCGACCAATATCCCCCAACGACTTTTGATAGGGGCGGAAGCGGGTCAGTTAGCCTCCGCTCAGGATCGCGCAAATTGGGCCGATTACATAGAGCGCCGACGTACGATATTTGCGGAGCCTTATGTATTGTTGCCGCTGCTGCGCCGATTGATAGCTCTCGGGCTACTGCCTACCGAAGCGCTTAATGGTGTAAGATTCACGTGGCCTGAGGCGTTTAAAATGTCCCCGCTCGAAGAGGCCCAAGCACTTGCAGCGCAATCGCGCGCAGTTAATAGTCTGGCCTCACGAGGTAGGTTCGGCTCTCCTATAATTTCAGATGAGGAGGCCCGCAGTTTCCTGCAATTGCCGCGAAAGGTACCTGCAGGTGACACTATGCCGGAGGCGCCTAATTCGTCGAACCCGGTCAGTACTGAAGACCTGAACACAGATACTACCGATGAGATGCTGAAAGATGACGTCCCTGAGTTCGCCGAGTAACTATGGTTTCAACCATCGCGTTAGAGGTGCTTGCACGGCTACGGCAGCCCACATTAGTTTGCCCGTAAAGTGCCGGTGTTGCTGTTGTTGTATGCGAGACACAGAGGAGCAATCATGGGTATCAAATTCAATTTTCCCTCTCTTAATTTTTCTCCTGTTAATATGTTGATCGTCGCTGCAATTATTATATTCGCGGCAATTTTACCTTGGTGGGTCGACGCTCTGGTGGCGTCCAGTTCCGTGGCATCGGCAATTTACCATATCAATCGCACCGACAAAATCAAAAAGGAGTAATTTATGTCTCGTATTAGTCATCTCTTCAAATATATCTTTGCCGGTACAGCGATGATGATGTCGTCTCTAGGGTTTGCTGAGGGTGCTGTTTGTTATGGCGATCTTGACGGAATCTGCCGTAGTCCAGAACTCCGCGTCGAGCATACTGCTGTAATTTCTCTGCCAGGCAACCTGTTTGTTGATGGTAATGAGTCACGATTCTCGATTGCGGTACTATTGCAGAATGCGACATTCGCTGTTCCGCCTACCGTTATTGGCAGCGCCGATATTGCGTGCTCAGATGAAACTTCTATCTGTGTTGTATCCGATGGCCCATTTGCAATAACCAATCTACGCGTTAGCGGAGAGTTTATGGTAGGCGATGCAATCACAGCAAGGGTAAAGTTGTTCAACCCTAACGCAAGCACATTGATTTTCGATCAAATAGTTACGTTGGCTACCATCGGCGGTGTTACAGACGTTGAATTGTTCGCCGTGAACCCGGCCGATAATCCAACGCAACAGACGTTCATCCGCATCGCAAACATTGATTCGTTCCCGGCAAATGTTCGGTTGCGGCCGATAGATGATACTGGCAACGTCGGTGGCGAAGTGTCGCTCACTGTTATGCCGGGAGCCGCAATTCAACTCAACTCTGGCGATCTTGAGTCTGGAAATCCAACGAAGGGGCTGTCTGGGTCATTTGGAAACGGTAAAGGCAAGTGGCGAGTATCGTTGATTGCGGATGCAAAGATTCGCGCTCAGGTTTTTGTGCGTAGTGCAACAGACGGCTCGCTGAGCGCGCTGTCGAATACACTGCAGTAATCAGCATGAATGATGACATGTTGTTATCAGCGAGACTTGACAGATTAGAAGTGGCGATTGGAGAGATTCGAGGGTCGAATCTGCGCATGGCAAACGCGCTTGAGCGATTAGTGGCGATTGAAGTGCAGCACGCTGAAACAAGGACAGCAGTTGATCGGGCCTTCATAGACATAGCAGAAAACAATATCAGGATACAGGCAATTGAGAGGCGCGTTGCGGTGTGGGACGATGTCGTTATCTGCAACGACGAAGTGGTCGGCAGACTGGCGAAACTTGAGACATCTGTTCCGAAGTGGGACGCAGCATACGCGGCTATTGTATGGTTCATTGCGATAACCGTGTTGGCAGCGGTGACGATGGTGTGGGTTAAATCAGGAGGTGTAACATGAGCATCAAAGCGTTCTGTAAACGCTGGCAAGAGCCACTGGTCTGGTTGCCGATCTGCGTGATCGCGCTTGCCGCTGCTCACTGGCTGCTGCCGCAGCTAGACCCGTCCGCCGGGATCGATGGGCTAGGGTTTTTGTACGGCGTTGCAACGTTCGCGCTAGCATTCAGCGTTGCCAGTTTTTTGGCATGGCTGTCGCAAGTGGCGTACGGCATCGAGTTGACCGAGGATCAAGAGCACGCGCTGATACTCGATGGTACGTGGCGGTCGCTGCTGGTACTGTGGATGCCGTGGCTCCAATGGTTCGTCGTGTTTACAATCGTGATCACGACGATGTCGTAACATCTGAAGGAGGCAAACGAAATGATAGCCGCCGTGTTCGCAGCTTTGTTGGTTCCGGTTTCGCAGGATGCTGTTGATCTGATAGTGCGATATGAAGTCGGATCAGAAGCACGCTACACTGCACGCTACCAGCGGCCAATCTGTCCCGGCCTGCACTCAGGCCCGACGATCGGGATCGGATCAGACCTCGGCACACAAGCCGAGCGAACAATACGATTGACGTGGGCGGATCACCCGCAAGTTGACAGGTTGACAACCGCGAGTGGCGCGACCGGCAGCGATTGCGCGGCAGCAAGAGACGCGATAAGCGATGTAGTGACATGCTGGCCGCTCGCGCTGGACGTGTTTGAGCGCATCGATCTGGTGCGTTACTGGCGCATTGCTCGCAGGTCGTTCGGTGATGGGTTAGATGGTCTGTCTGCGGGCGCGCAAGGCGCACTGGTAAGCGTGGTGTACAACCGTGGCGGCTCTACTGTAGGATCAGCCAGGCGCGAGTACAGAGAGATCAGAGACGTGTGCATCCCGGAGCGCGATGAGGCTTGCATTGCTGCGCAGATTGAGGCAATGTGTAGGCTGTGGCGTGGCGGATTGTTTGAGCGCGGGCTGTGCGGCAGGCGCAGCGCGGAAGCAAGGCTCATTGCAAAACAGTAGTTTAACGACCCACAAAATTCTTGAGGGGACGTCTAGCTTTAATTGGTTTGTTGTGTTATAATAGTATCAAGGTCGGAGCCTAGATTGAGAGCTGATTAGATGGATGGATTAGAAGTTCTAAGAAATCAGAATCACGGGCAGAATAAGCACGTTGTCTTAAGGGCGTGCGTAAACTCCGGCTCCGACGATCTTGTTGCTACCAAAACCTTTATGGGCGTCGACTATGTTGTAGTACCCATAATCGCTCTAGTTGAAGGTGTACTCCATTCCGCTAATGCCGATAAACCTGCATTGGCCTTAGCTTCTGAATTTGGGCTTTTCCCTGCAGGTTGGAACGGTAGACCTGTAGTTTTTAGCCACCCCATACGTTCGGGGCAGTCTGTAAGTGCTAATAGCGTTGACGTATGGGAAACAGAGGTGTTTGGGTTGCTGTTCAACACTGCGTTGGACGGAACCAAGCTAAAAACAGAAATGTGGCTTGAAAAATCTAAAGTGCCTCCGGAAGTCATGGCCCTTTTAGATGCTAGCACTGATACTGGCACGTTTTTCGAGGTGTCTACCGGGTTGTTTACTCTGGAAGAGGAAGTATCCGGAACATTTAACGGCCTCGAGTATTCCTATATTTGGCGTAATATCGTACCAGATCACCTTGCCGTACTGCCTGAAGGTGTCATCGGCGCTTGTAGCGTGGAATCAGGATGTGGGGGTCCGAGAGTAAATGATTCCCTCAGGGTAAATATGTACATAGGAGAAGATATGAAGACGTTCACAATTAAAAACTGTTTGCCCTTGCTAGGGTTGAGGACCAATGAATTATCGTCCCAAGACAAGATGGCAGCCGTCGAAACTGCCTTAAATAGGGTTGCAGGTAGCCAATTCAGTTATACATATGTGCTCGCCTTGTTCGACTCTCGGATTATTTTTGCAGGTAACCGGAAAGAGACGAGCTCAGATGTTGATACGAGGTCCTCTTGGGGAACGTATGAAGCCTCGTATTCAGTGGAAGAGGGGGGTAAGGTTACAGTTGGAGCCTCATTCACAGAGGTACGCGCTGAGACGCAGTTTGTGCCTTTGATTATTGAGTCTGGACAGCCTACGCCTGCGCCTACGCCTACGCCTGCGCCTACATCCACATCTTCCCCTGCAGCAAACATGTCAGTCCGAGAAGGAGCAACTAAGATGAATGCAGATAACGTTACAGAATGCACCTGTACAGGTGCAAATGCCACAAGTGTTTCGACCTCCGAGAATGTCCCAGCAGCCATGGAAGCTACGGCCGGCACTCCCGAGGAGGCTGTAAACGTGAATGTGAATGCTGCCGCGACGCCACAACTGCCTACGGAATCGTCTGGGACTTCGCATCTGCACACTTTGTCGGAGCTTTTGGCTTCAGCTACGCCTGAGGTGCAGTTCCAAATTAACGAAGCCTTGGAGTACGCAGACACGATCCGAGCCGAATATGTGACCGAGTTGACTACCAATGGCAAATTCGCCGTAGAAGATCTGAAACCTTTGAAGCTGTCTTTGCTCGCCAAAATGGTAGGTGCCTTGAAGGAACAGGGTAAAATTCGGCCGTCTAAGGAGGAGTTTGATTTTTCAGGTAATAGTTCAAGCTTGTCGCTGAATAGCAATAGCAATAGCAATAGCGAGGCTGACTATACGCCGGCGCGTAAAGTTTTTGAACCTAAAGTCGTAGCGGCAAATAACTAAGGAGACTCGAGATGTCGAATACAATTGTACTGCGTGGCAAAGGGATTTATAAGGAAGCTAATGCTGGAGGCACTATCACTCCAGGGCATCTTTTGATGCGTAGTGGCGCTAATTTCGTGGTGCATAGCGCGGCTGAAGGTAATGCTTATGCACTGTTTGCGCATGAACAGGACTTCGTAGGCAGAGACTTGAATACCAATTACACGGCAAATGAGCGTGTATTGGCCATCGTACCTGAGAGGGGGGCCGAAATCAATGCATTGGTGCCGGCTGCAGCTCCTGCCATCGCCGTAGGTGACGAATTGGTAAGTAATGGTGATGGCACTTTGAAGAAGGTCACGGCAGCGGCTTTGGCTATTGGCAATGTACGTCGCGTAGTTGCAGTTGCATTGGAGGCGGTAAATAATTCAGGCGGCGGCACTCCCGCTCGCATTCGTGTAGAAATTGTATAAGGAGAATGAAATGGGCGATGAAACTGCTGTGATTGAAAATCTGACATTGAATAATGCTGATTCCAATGGATTTGGCTCGGTGGCCTCGCGATTGATGTGCAACGGCTTGAACATCAACGCCTTGCGTACCAATGCGGTCCTGCACAAGGATGAGTGGGAGCAATTCGACGCTGTTGTCGTTGAAGTTGCACGTAGTCGCCTTGTAGGTATTGCCGATCTTCAAGACGCTAACTTGGTTGTGTCAATCCCGAATGCAATGGGCGTCACGACTGTTCAGCATGAGACCATGAGCGACATGTCGGATGCTTCAATTGATATGTCAGGGCTTACCGAGGCTGAGGCCGATCGAGTGCTCTTCCAGCCGGTTAATACTCCGCTGCCGATCATCCATAAGGATTTCCATATCAGCCTGCGTAATCTGAGCTCCAGCCGCCGTCTAGGCCTTCCGTTGGATACCACCCAGATTGCAGTTGCAACGCGCCGTGTCGCCGACCGCATGGAAGATTTGCTGTTTAACGGTACTACTGTCGGAGCCGGCGGCGGCACTATTTGGGGTTATACCAACGCTCCGACGCGTAATACGGGTACAGTAGCAGCCTCTTGGGCATTGGCTGCAACTGCCGGTACCTCTATCCTGGACGATTTGCTTGCAATGATTGCAATTGCACAGTCGGACAACATGTTTGGTCCGTACCAATTGTATGTCTCAGTCCCGGTGTATACTCGCCTGCTGAACGACTTCAAGACGAATAGCGACAAGTCCATCCTTGGTCGAATTTTGGAAATTCCCGACATTCGCGGTATCAAATCGACCACGCGCTTGTCGGGTACTAATGTCCTTTTGGTGCAATTTACCAGTGATGTGGTTGATCTTTTGGACGGTCTGCAGCCCACTCCAGTTTTTTGGGAGACTCAAGGCGGTATGATGCTTAACTTTAAGGTTATGGCTATTACGGCCCCACGAGTGAAGGCTGATCAGTCAGGTCGTTCCGGGATTGTTCATTTCTCTTAATGCGTGGGGTGATTTGTAATGAATAGCGCGACGTCGCAATACAAACTTCTGAGCGGGAAGCATTGGATCCAGGGCAAGTGTATTCGCGCCGGCGGATGTGCAACGTTGACTGCGGAGGAGGTTGCTAAATTCCCTGGTAGGTGGCAACTGGAGACGACAGCCTCGAAGTCGGCCCAAGCTCCAGCCCCAGCTTCGACATCAAAGTCAGCGGCTGCGGCGAAAACCTCTGCAAAGTAAGGAAGTAGAATGTCCCGGATTAGCGCATCTCAGGTAGAAGTTTTAATTCCTAAAGGCGTTACGCCGGGACAGTTTTCTATGGCGATTGAATCGGCAAGCTTTATAGTTGATGAATTGCTGGCGGCAGATACTGCAGCCGTCATTAGCTCCTCAGGTGCTGTCCAGATTGAACTTTATTTGGCGGCGCATTTTGCTGAACTTTTCTCCACTCAGGGCCCGTTAAGTTCCACAAAGTTAGGGTCCAGCGAAGATGCTTTTCATAACATCTACGGCAGTGGGCTTAAAGCTACTAGATTTGGGCAGCATGCGGTTCAGTTAGATCGAACTGGATACTTAGCGGCGCAGGTGAATAGAGTGATTACGCCTGGCCTTTTAACTGCTGTGTTTAGGGTGGTATAATGAAACTAGTTCATCGCGCTACATGGTGGGCTACAACGCCTGATGGTTTTGGCGGGGATTCTTTTGCTGCACCAGTTCTGTTAGATTGCTGGTGGGAGGATAAATCCGAGTTGTTCCGTAGCGGCCTAGACAGGCGTGAATATGTTAGCAATTCTATTGTAGTGGTTGATCGGGATCTATCTTTAGGTGATTACCTTTATCTGGGCGAACATGCAGATTTGTTAGATCCTTCGATGGTGTCCGGAGCAAATAAAATCCAGCAAGTAAGCAGGGTGACTGATTTGCGCAACGTCAGCATCTTAAGACAGGTAATTCTTTGATGCGCAGGACTGTGAAGGCGGGTTTTGGGAGGCTGCCAGGAAGGACTCGGCAAGGCTCTCATGCAGATTTTCGAAAAAGCGCTACAATCTCTGCCCGCGATAGTATGTCGGATGTTATAAGGCGATACAATGCTTTGATTTCATCGCTTTCGGTTGCAACACCTGAGATTCTGGCACAGGCATTAACGCCGACATTTACATTGAGCCAGCTTTATGTGCCGCAAAAAACTGGAGCCTTACTCGATAGCGGGCGCTTGGAGGTTACGAACGTAAAGGGTTTTGCGCGAGCTGAGATTGTCTATGGCAACGCTAAGGCTTGGTATGCTGCATTAGTGCATGAGTTTGTATGGTTAAATCATGAATTTCCTACGCAGGCTAAATACTTGCAGGCAGCTATGGAACAAACTGCCGACAATTTCCTGGACGAAATCGCTAAAAATTATACCGATATCATGCTAAGTTAATGGGTAGGGCAATAAAGCTATGAAAGATCCTGCACGAGCATTCGCACAGCTTTTAGAGACTGCTGGTGCAGGAATTTTTGCTGCATCCTCGGGTTGGAGCATAAATGTTGGATTACCTCCTTCAGCGCCTGACACTTCAATTTTAGTGAATCATGTCGGAGGCACATCGCCTTTCCCCTCTTTGCTCCTAAATCAACCTACGGTGCAGATAGTTGTTAGAGGAGGCCGCAATGGTTATGTTGTAGCTCGCGATAAAATGACCGACGTAGTAGACATTTTGTTGGGGCTAGGAAATGTAGTTGTAAACGGCGATACTTACCGTGCGATACTGCAACTCGGTGATGTGGCAACTTTAGGCTTCGATGATAGTTTGCGTCCAATGTTCAGTGCTAACTTCAAAGCCTATGTGTTGCCCGCTCCATCGGCGTTGTCACAGCGAGTTCCGATTGAATAAGGAGAAATGTAATGGCTAAGAAGGTTCTAGTATCCGCCGACAACATAGTATTTGCATTGCTGCCAGGCAGTACAGGTGAATTCAGTAAGCAGGGTCAGTCAGTATCTGATACTGTGCTGGGTGAGACGTATAAATCTAGTATTACAGGCGCCATTACTTGGTCTATAACCTCGAATTCCATCTACAAAGGATTTGTAGGGTTCCAGGCTAAGTTGTTGCGCCCAGGCACACCGGTAACAATTGCAGGTGCAAGCACTAGTCTCGTGGCAGGGAAAACCTATCAAATCACTAACACAGCTCAACGTGTGATGGATCGTAGCGCGGTCGTAGCAGTTTTCGATGGCGTAACAAATGTAACTAGCAGCGTAGAGTCCATCGATTATCTCTTCGGGATGGTTACATTCGTAAGTACGTTTACGCCTGTTGGAACAATTACGCTCGATTACGACTATTTGCCGCTACAGACTCTAGGTAAATACACATCGTACACTCTGACGCAAACATCCGAGGCGATTAAAACCTCCGATAGCCCGACTTTGGCTACTAACGGAGGCTTCGATACGCACATTCCAGGGTTGAAAACCGTAACAATGGCGTTACCTGCTATCTTCAGCGTCGCCGATGGCTGGGGTACAATTCTAGCAGCTCGCGACGAATTGATCATTGAAATCAATCCCGACGGCCTTGGCGGTAACGGCTCGGTTGGGCGCGGATTTTTCCGTCTGATTTCGGATTCGCAGTCAGGCGACGTAGGTGCCTTAGAGGAAGAAACACTGAACTTTGAACTCTCAGTACCTTTCGCCTCCACAGGGCCTAGTATTGCTCGACCTTTTGGTTGGGTACATGGCAGCAATTCGCCCATCCCAGCGGCTATTAAGATTTTGCTGTCAGCTTGGGAGACGGATACTACCGCTTTTGCTCGCTACCTCCATGACGGTGTCAATGGCTGGGGCGGTGAAGTGGTAGTTACAGACGTCACCCTGACTGGCGGCAATGATGCCCCCAATACCTTCGCAGCATCTTTTACAGGTAGTGGGGCTTTTGTAGCGATACCCTAATGCAATAAACATCACCAAATGGAGGTTGTAATGAGTGTTAATAATGTCAAAGCTAACGAGACTAATTCCGACAATAATGGCAGCGGTAACATCGCACGGATTCGAAGCGCTTTCTTCGCTAAGAAACCTAAGTCCGTCGTAGTGAACATTGGGACTAAGCAAGCTCCGGTGGATATCCTGGTCACTCAAATCCCGGCAGGCAGCGTCCTGGACCTTGTCGAATTCGACGACATGAAAACTAAAACCGCGCATCTGCTGGTAGGATCTTGCGTAGATCCACAGACTTTTAAGCCCGTGTTTGATCTTGCAGATGTTGAGGCAATTCTTGCACGCCCCTACTCGGAGGATTTCAAGCGTATATTGGACGCGGCCAATGAGCTGTCCAATTTTGACGTTCAAGTGGCGCAGGAGGGAAAAGATTAAGGGCAAAGCATCCTGTATTTCTGATAAATATGGTAGGGTTTCACCTCCATAAAACTGAGGCGGAAATACGCGCTTTGCCTTTTGATGAATTTGTTCGATGGATAGTATTTATTAGGGAGCATCTAAAGAATGGCTCGTACGGTCAATTTGGGTGATGTAGGTTTTGGCTTAGTTGCCAATACAGCGTCCTTACAGCGTTCTTTAGGTGTGCTAAAAGACTTCGGCCAAACTGTCGACAAAGTCCGCAAAACCTCAGACGAGTCAGCGCAAAACATAGTTCGGAAATTCGCTAGCGTAGAAAAGATTTTGCTGACTCTGTTTCAGCGGACTTCTGCCCTAACGGATAAGATGAAGAAAGTAGGAGTGGCGCAGGAAGAGATCAATAAGGTAACGGGGGCGTATAGACGTCTCGCCAACACCTTAACGGATGTTAATAAGTTGGCGGCGTTGCCCCCCAACCAGATTGCTCGAGGCGTGACAGGTTTTAGAGGAGTACTGTCTCGAGGACAAACTGCCGTATCTGACACAGCAAAACAAAATGCTGAGGCCAGCAGGGCTGCGGCGGCATTAAAGGCAGTTAGTACCGCAGGAGCTGCATTGGGAACATCGCCCGGCGGAGGCTTTACTTCCTTTTTACGGGATCTGTCACGTTCGGCTACCTTGACTTTAGGCCCCTTGTCAGGTGTCGGCGCTCGTCTATCTGTTTTGACCTCATTGTTTAGTGAGACCACGAAGGCCCTAGCATTGACTGTGGCAGGAATTACCGCCGTAGGCTTTGGGGTTGCAACTTTAAGTGTTGCCGTAACTAAAGCCGGCATCGACATGCAGAAGTTTACAGCCGGGCTGACAGTGGCTACAGGCAGCAGCCTGCTAGCAGCTGAGCAGTTTGGTGAGCTGAGTGCTTTTGCAGGGAAGCTCGGTGTGGATGTGCGTAGCATCGTCGATCCATTCAATAAGTTTGCCACCTCAGCCCGTCTGTCCAATTTATCCTTGGATCAGATGAACAACGTATTTGAGGGTGCGATTATAGCTGCGCAAGCTTTTAAGCTAGATTCCCAACGTACAGGCCAAGTATTTTTAGCCTTTGAGCAGATGATCTCAAAGGGCGTGGTTACCATGGAAGAGCTGCGGAGGCAGTTAGGTGATCAGATACCAGGCGCTTTCGCCATCGCCGCAAAATCTATGGGTGTTACTCAAAAGGAATTCACGGAGATGATACGCGCCGGCGAAGTATTGCCGGATGAACTGCTACCTAAAATGGCCGCAGCTTTTAAGGAGATTTTTGGGCCGGCAGCTGCAATCAACGCTAAAAGTCTGACAGGCCAATTCGGTACGCTGAAGACAACAGTGTTTGAGTCTCTGGCAGCCCTCGAAGAATTGACTGGCATTACCGACACTCTGACCGGAGTAGTTAGTAGGACGACTAACGTCTTAAAAGATTTTACCGCTCAATTCGGTAACATTCGCAAAGTAATAGTAGGGGCGGCAGGTGCTGCTGGTGGGTTACTTTTCCTTGCGTTCTTGAGCAAATTGGAAATTGGGATTTTCGCGGCTATAAGTGCCCTATTGAAGTTGCGCACCGCTATATTAGCTGTAGGTTTTGCATCTGCTACTTTGACACGATTGAACCCTATATTGCTTGGACTTTCAGCAGCTTCGATAGGGCTTACGCTCGCACTGAGCGGGACAGAAAAACAAACAACTTCTACTATTACCAAAAACGGTGAATGGCTTACCTCGCTCCGCGGTCAAATTGCCCTGTTTCGTGAAATCGGTGAAATCAGCACGCAAGTGCATAGCCGGTTGCTGGCGCAGGCTACTGCTAGACGCAATGAAATAGCAGAACAGCTTAGGACGGCGCAGGAAAATCTGAAACTCGCAAAGGTTCCGGAAATACGCGGATTGATTCGTCGGCAAGTTGTAAATACCGATAGGGTTAACGAGGCTAAAGCTGCGGTGTTGGGTCTCGAGGGTAATCTGCAGCGAGTTACAGTGGCCATATCTGCTTTAAATGGGCTGAATATCGTAGCTCCGGAGACGAAAGAGCTGGAAGAATCCTCCAAGAAGTGGGAAAGTTGGGCGAAAAGTGTCGAGGAGAGCGTTAACAAGTTCAAGGAAACTACGCAGCAAGTTGCGGCTGCCAAGCGAGGGACCTCAGCTCTAGCCTCGACGAGAGCTCTAATTCAGGCCCGCAACCTTTTAGCCAGTGCGCCGGAAGATAAAAAAGGCGTAGGGAGTGTGTTTGATGATTTAGCCGCCAAATTGAAAACTGCTGGATTTGAGGCTAGCACTTTGGAGCAGCAGCTGGCTGCAATGTTTTTGGAAATCTCCAAAGGAGAGGAAAAGTTAAGCAAATTGGAATCTCTGCCGCAAGATCTTGAGAGGGCTAATGCGGCAGTATCAAAACAGCTCTCTAAATTGGCCGTTCCTAATGTTTCGCCCTTACTAGCTACTACGCCGCAATTCGAAGTGAACCAGAACCGTACTGCGGCGGTAGAAGAGTTTAAAAAGTCCTTGGAAGAGCTTAACGGTCTTTTAGCGCTGCAAGGGTCTACATTGGTTGAGGTAAATCCAAAGGTGAGGGAGTTCATCGAGGCTTGGAATAAAAAGCAAGCCTTTGAGGAATCCAAAAAAAGCATAGAGCAGTTGCGTAGGTCTTTGGACTCATTGGAATCTAGCTTAGGGTCTGGGGCAGAGAAATCCGCTAGGGCACAATCCGAAAGCTTGCGGATTATTACCGAAGCCGAAAATCAAAAACTTATTACCACCCAACGCGGAGCAGAACTACGCGCTAAAGTGGATGATAAAGCACTGGCCGAGATGTTGGATAGGCAACAACGTTTCGGTATTAGCATACGCAGTCTACTACGCAGTGTTGAATCTACCATGACGCAGACCTTCTCGAGCCTATTTACACGTACCTCGGGAGGTTTCAAGAAAATGTTTAGTGACATTTTGCAATCTATGTTGGATTTTATTGTGCAAGTTGGCATCGTAAAACCTATTATGACAGCGCTGTTCGGCGAACTATTCACCGGCATAGCTAATACAGGTAAAGGCTTGCTTGGCGGCTTATTCAGTGTTTTAGGTAGTGTCTTGGCTAGCGCGCTTGGCGGCGGCGCATCGGCTGGGGCTGGAGCGTCTTCAGGCTCCCTGCCTGCAGTCACCTTTCATGCTGCTAGCGGAGGTTTAGTCGGAGCGAATAAATTAGGTCAAGTGAATGAAAATGGCTTCGAAGTCTTCCGGCAGAATAACAAAGATTTCCTGCTTACAGGAGGTTCCGGCGGTGAAGTCATCCCTAATAACAGGTTGGGCGGTACTAGCGTAACTAATAACACTTCCATCAATGTAGTGGTCTCAGGGAATAATACCTCAACATCGACGAATTCCGATACTAAAAATCGTGACGCCAAGGAGTTGGGTAGCTTGATTGAAGTCGGAGTTAAAACAATTCTAGCTAAAGAAGGTCGCCCTGGCGGCGTATTGTGGAAATTGATAAATGCCTAGTACATTTACTTTTAAACCTACGGTGGGGGCGCGAGGCGAAGTTAAGCATCGCACACGCAGCTCTCAATTTGGCGATGGTTATGTCCAGACTGTCGGCGACGGTATTAACACAAAAATCCAGAGTTGGTCTCTTTCCTTCGTAGGTAAAACCGCAGCATTAACTCCGGTAAAGGATTTCTTAGACGGCTTGCAGGGCCATACATCGTTCAACTGGACACCGCCACTAGGTATAACAGGGCTGTATTTAGCAGACGAGTATCAAATCACTGACATGGGCGCAGACGTGTTTCAGTTGGATGTAACCTTTAAGGAGGTGTTTGCGCCATGACCGTAACCGCGGACATTCAAAAATTAGATCCGGGCAGCTTCATTGAGTTGTTCGAACTAAACGCACTCAACATTGGCGGTAGCATTCTGCGATTCCATGCACATACTCAGGTGGGGCCGATATTCTGGCAGGGATTAGAGTATGCTCCATGGCCTATCGAGTCGGAAGGATTTATTCGCACGGGCGATAAATTAGCGACGCCTCTTATACGCGCCAGTAATCTGCAAGGCGCCTTGACAGCTTTAGTGTTAACCCTGGATGATTTGATAGGTGCGCGACTAATACGCCGGCGAACTATGGTAAAATACCTTGATGCCGTCAATTTTCCTGGCGGTAATCCATCTGCAGATCCTTTGCAAGAGCTTGCCCCTGAATTATGGTTCCTAGAGCGTAAAACTCAAGAGACTTCCTCGGTAATCGAATGGGAATTAGCTAGTGCTCTAGATTTTCAAGGCGTAAAACTGCCTAGGCGCCAAATACTAACTAATTTTTGCCAATGGATCGTAATCGGCGGCTATCGAGGACCTTACTGCGGCTATATAGGCCCCCCTGTAGCGCTGCCCGACGATACTCCGACTGCAGATCCCTTATTGGATGATTGTGGTGGTAGATTGTCTTCGTGTAAATTACGGTTTGGTGCAACAAATCCATTACCCTTTGGCAGTTTCCCTGCCGCGGATTTGGTACGGAGATAGCTAAATGGATGCCAACACTCTACAGCAGGCTTCAGCACATGCTTTTAAGGAGTTTCCTAGAGAGGCTTGCGGGCTTATAATCTCAGCCGGCTCCGGGGACTCTGAATTCTACTTTGCCTGCCATAATTTAGCCGAGACTCCCAGCGAACATTTCGTATTGGATCCACAGGACTATGCCGACGCTGAAGATATAGGTAAGATAGTCGGTATTGTGCACAGTCATCCTAATACCGCTGCAAGGCCCTCGCAGAGTGATTTAGTGGGGTGCGAAACTTCGGGATTGCCTTGGCATATACTTGCCGTCTTTAAGGATAGCGATCATCCCGAACCGCAGGTTGTAGCCGTCCATTCGTTTGAACCTACAGGGTATAAAGCGCCTTTAGTCGGCCGCTCATACGCCTTTGGTGTATTGGATTGCTACAGCATGATGCAAGACTATTATAGGGAGGAATTAGGCGTAACTTTGATTGATATACCGCGTCGAGATCTATGGTGGGAACATGGAGGTGATATGTACATGGAGAATTTCGAACGTGCCGGATTCGTGCCTATATCTGAGGCCGAGCAAAAAGGGGATTTAATCCTCATGCAGATTCGCGCACCGGTAATCAATCATGCAGGTATTTACATCGGTGAAGGCAAAATGCTACATCATCTGTATAACCGGCTATCCAGCATCGAGGTATATGGCGGTTATTGGAAGTACAATACACGCATGTACTTACGTCATAAAGAGCTAGGAGGCTAATATGTCCAACATGACATTGAGAACTATCAGGCTCTACGGAGTTTTAGGGGCTAGATTCGGACGCATGCATAAGCTCGCAATAAGTAGTCCTGCTGAGGCTGTTAGAGCTTTGTGCAGTCAGTACAAGGGTTTTGAAGCATTTTTATTGCAAGCTAAAGATAAAGGTATGGCTTTTGCAGTTTTCCACGGTAAGCACAATCTATCCGTATCCGAATTAAATAATAACCCAGGGAATAATGATATTCGGATTGCCCCCATACTGTGCGGTTCCAAGAACGCTGGTATTCTACAGATCATAGCTGGGGCAGTTTTAATCATTGTTGGGGCATTGCTTATTAAAACTGGGCCGGTTGCGACAGGACTTATCAGTACCGGCATAGCTATGATTTTTGGTGGCGTAATTCAATTACTGTCCCCGCTGCCTAAAGACAAACGTAAAGAAGATCGACCCCCCAGCTACGCTTTTGGAGGTCCGGTAAATACGACAGCGCAAGGCAATCCCGTCCCTGTGTTGTACGGTGAACTGATTATTGGAAGTGCAGTTGTAAGTGCGGGTATTATCAGCGAAGATATTTTTGTTCCTACACCCTTAGGTTTTGGCCCAGGTTTTGGTCCGGGAGGCGGTTTCAATGGCGGTATCGTCCGGGAGTAATAAAAATCTAATTACAGGTTCGGGGGGCGGCAAAGCTCCGTCCTCTGGTGCGCCGGTTGAAGGTCCGGATACGCTGCGTTCGACTGCGTACGCCCGGATTTTGGATCTTGTTAGTGAGGGTGAGATTGTAGGCCTAGTTAACGGCTTGGAGAGCGTATTTTTAGATCAAACTCCCTTAATGAATAGTGACGGATCATTTAATTTTAGGGACGTTACGGTCGATTCGCGTACAGGCACTCAGGATCAGGATCATATATCTAACTTCCCGGAGGTTGAAAGTGAGACTGCTGTTGGCCTTGAATTAACTAACAATGGTCCAGGTCTGACGGTCGATTTCACTCGATCATTTACAAACTTGTCCTTGTCGGCAGTTCGTATACGGCTTGCGGTGCCTGCATTAACCAAAGTTGATAAAAAAACAGGCAATACAGGAGGTCACAATATTGCTTACAAAATTGAATTGGCGACTAACGGAGGCGCTTTTGAAGTAGTGTTCAACGGAGCATTTAGGGGTAAGACCAATCAAAACTTCGAACGCAGCCACAGAATTGATTTACCTCCGACTACCGGGTCAGGCTGGGTATTGCGAATCCAAAGAATAACCCCTAACGAGAATTCGCAATTTACGCAGGATACAATGCTTGTACAATCCGTAGCTGAAATTGTTGATGTCAAATTACGTATGCCAAATAGTGCCTTGGTAGGTGTAATCGTAGATGCATCGCAATTTCAAAATATACCTACACGTGCATATCACATGAAGGGTCGTATTATTCGGGTCCCATCCAATTACAATCCGGTTACTCGTGTTTATACCGGAGTTTGGAATGGAACTTTTCAACTCGCTTACTCTAATAATCCCGCCTGGGTGTTTTTCGATTTAATAACACATCCCGTCTACGGTCTTGGTAATTTGTTGGATGAGGCTTTAGTAGATAAGTGGGCTCTATTCAATATTGGCCAGTACGCTGATGAAATGGTAGACGATGGTGTAGGTGGACTTGAACCTAGGTTTGTCGCCAATATCTATTTACAGACGGCCACTGAAGCTTTTAAGGTGATTCAAGATCTGGCATCTCTGTTCCGAGGTATTGCTTATTGGGCTGGCGGGCAAATAGTCGCTGTAGCGGATAAACCTGAAGACCCTGTATATTCCTACAGCAACAGTAATGTACTTCAGGGCGAATTTACTTATTCCGGTAGTTCAAGGAGAGCACGCCATACTGTGGCCTTGGTAAGTTGGAGCGATATTAAGCGTTTCGGTTCTCCGCAGATTCATTATGTAGCTGATCAGGAGGGTATAGCGCGCTACGGCGTCCAAGTAATTGAGGTGACCTCAATTGGGGGCATATCTCTAGGCGCGGCTGAGCGTATGGGGCGCTGGATTTTGCTTTCAGAGAAATTGGAAACTAACACTATTTCGTTCGAGACGGGGATGGACGGTGCCATCACTGCTCCGGGCAAAATAATTAAGGTGTTTGATAGTAATAGGACAGGAAGTCGTAGAAGTGGGCGCATAGCTGCGGCTACCTCTAGTAGTGTTACAATCGACAGCATGCCAATTCCGGCAGTAGTAATTGGTAACACGCTTACTGTTACGTTGCCTAGTGGAATCACGGCTAAAAGTACCGTGTCAGATGTGACTGGCAATGTGATTACAGTTACGCCCACTTTCCCTGGCGTGCCAATTGTAGATGCTATATGGGCCGTTGAAGATGCTCAAGTAGTGGGGCAGCTATTCAGGGTTTTGGAAGTTGAGGAAAAGGACTTTAATAGGTACCAAATCACGGCTCTAGAACATAATGCCTCGAAGTTTGCTGCTGGAGATTTTGGCCTCGATGTCCAAGTACCTCTGACAAGCTTTCTACCAAGTACTTCTATTCAACCTCCTGCAACTGTCACTGTCCAGGATTTCGTAAAGCTGGCAGACGGGCAAGCTATCAATGTACTAGAAACTCATTGGGAACCAGTTGCAAATGCAATTTTCTATACTGTCCAATGGCGGAGAGGTGACGATGATTGGACGCCGCCCAGAGTTGTCGAAGGCTTAACGGTCGATTTCGAAAATGTTTATCCCGGAATCTGGTCAGCTAAGGTTTGGGCTACCAGCGCTACAGGCATATCTTCATTGCCTAGAACTTCCGAATTGTTCGAGGTAGGGCAGCCTGAGTTTCCTGTGGTGGAGATACCTATTATTTATGATGATCCTCCGGCTAATACAGTGGGATCAATCATCATCAATGGATTAGTGTCCGAACAGTACAGTCTTCTGCTCGATGCCCAAGTAACTGCGGTTGAATTTCAAGATATTCCAATCGATAAAATCCTAATCATTTTCATAGTGCAAGGAGGGCAATTTACGATAAATTGGCCTTCCAATGTTGTCTTTGAAAGCGGTGAGCCTTATGTGCCAACCCAAGTCTTCGGACGCATAGATGCAATAGGTTTATCCACTTCGAATGGTGGTGTAGATTGGCTACTACGGTCTTCGATAGATGTGCAAGAAATTGGCGACAGCACTACGCCGGGCTCCGGTAATCCATTGCCTCCAAGTGGGCCACCTCCGGCACCTACCGTTATCGAATTGAGCGACATTACAGGTGAATGCTCGGCTGCCGGTAGTATCCCTTGTATACCCGCTGCCACAGCCAATGTAACCATAACCGGAGGTTCCCCGCCTTTTATTATCGGCTGGACGTTCATCAGCGGCGATACCATGATCATTGACGACTCCACATTTTTGAATCCTACGTTCTCTGCCCCGGCGACAGGAATCACTGCATTAGACTTGAATGCCAGGTTTAGACTTACTACCGTGGATGCAGGGAACATAGTAAATACCGCCCACATGAACGTACGACTGATACGTAAGGCTAACAATTTAACTATTACAGGCGGAGGCGTGGCTGGCGGCTTTTGTTTGGCCTTCTTACCTAGCCCCTGCATTCCCAGTACATCCGCAGGCGCCGGTGTAGTAGACGGAGCCCCTCCCTACGTGGTAGAATGGTCTTTTGTTTCAGGTAGTAGAGCTATTACCATTGACAATCCTAACGCCATAGATCCGACATTCTCCGGACCCTTAGGCAAGTTTACAGCCTCATGGTCTGCTACATGGAAAGTAAAAGTGACGGATGCTTCAGCAGCTTTCAGGGAACGTTTATGGACTATAAACCTTAACAGGGAGACGGATCAATGAGTAACTCAGCGGGCGTGAAAGCTTTCTTTGCCCAACTAGGGTCTGGGAGGTCTGATTCTTTTGCGGTTAGGCTGCAGAACGCTGAAACTGCAATTACGGCTGTAGGAGTGCAAGCCTCCGCACGTAATAGAACATTTGTCCAGCCCAACATGCCTGTTGAAGGCAGTGAAGAGGTGGGTGATCTGCTGATTAACGATATGTGGGTAGATACAGACGACAACAACAAATTGTATTCTTTCACGTCTGAAGGCTGGTTGCCTACTTCTGATGGACGTTTCGGCGTCCTCAATCGAGTATTCGTGCAAATTGCGGAGCCAGTTGCAGACCCTCAATTCCCTTTTAACGTCGGAGATTTGTGGTTCGATTCTGATGACGGCTTCAAGCAGCGTGCCTGGGATGGCTCTTCATGGGTGCTGGTAGCCGATACTCGAATAGAGGCTACAGCTACCGCGCTTACCGCTCTTGAGTCTGAGGTCTCCGTAATAGACGGGCAGGTGACGGCGCAAGCCAGCCAGATAACTTCCCTTGAAGCATCCGTAGGAACTAAGAATAGGGTGTTCGTACAGCCAAGCGCTCCGGCTGGCGGGCCGTTCGCGGTGGGTGACTTATGGATAGACACTGATGACGGCAATCGGACGTATGTGTGGAATGGCACTTCATGGGCGGATAGATCGGATACTCGGTTCGGGCTTAGGAACAGGATATTCAGTCAGACAACTCCCCCAGTGAATGACGGCACGCTTATAGTCAATGACCTGTGGATCGATACAGATGACGGTAATAAGCTCTACCAGTGGAACGGCTCGTCATGGGTTAATATATCCGACGGAAGGATTGACGCCAATACGGCTTCCATCAATAGCGAGGCCATAGCGCGAGCGGATCAGGACTCGGCGCTAGCCAGCCAGATCAATACCGTGTCCACCACGGTTGACGGCAACACGGCTACCATCAGCAGTCAGCAGACCAGCATCAACGGTCTAGAGGCCCGCGCATTTCTGAAGCTAGACGTTAACGGAAAAGTAGTCGGATACGAGATCAATAATGACGGGGTGACTAATAGCTTCACAGTTCTTGCGGATAATTTCAATATTGTATCCACAAGCGGAGTTGAGATATTTTCGGCCGCGCAGGTGACAAACTCTTCAGGATCTGTAGTTACTGGGGGCAGGATTAGCGGTGTGGCTGAAGTTGTGGTGGATCAATTTACCAGTGGTGAGGGAAGGGTAACGTTTGGCGATAGCCTCAATCCTCACTTCCAGCTAGCCGGGATATCCAATAATTTCTGGTCTACTGCATCCCTACGGCTTGGCGGTGGGGCAGGCGGGGCACCACATGAATTTCTTGGGGCTACCACGTTGGGGGGAACGACAACTTTATCTAGCCTGAACTCTGCTGGAGATCCTACCACGACTCTAAAGCTAACCTCTAGCGGAGCTACGATCAATAACAATACGCTGTGGCACTCTGGGAACTTCGCTACCAATCACGCGAACGGTAACGTCCCCACATGGAACGGAACAACGTGGGTGGCGCAAGCGATAACGATCCCACTTATCAGCATCCAGCAATCTGGGGCCGTTACTGGCAACGTGCCCACATGGAACGGAATAGCGTGGGAAGCGCAAGCGCCTGCTGGCAGCGGGCTAACTTTTACGCCAGTGCAGCAGGGCGGCGGTACACTACAGGGCACCAATAAGGTGTTTATTGGATGGGGTACAGACGGCAGTGGGCTGAGAGTCATGGTGGATGGCACTGATCTAGGGCCGATTGCACGTCTGGATGGGTCTCTTAACGGAGCGCAATTCACTGGCACTCTGGACGCTACGGCGGGATTCCGTAGAGGCAATGCTAACTCCCCCTTTAATCTCACAAGTCAGCCCCGTGTTTTCGTCCAGTCGGCCGATCCTGGTGCAGCGGCGGCTGATGGCGACCTTTGGTTCTGGTGACCTATGACATTCACAAGAAAATCAGGTGGCGCGAACGTAACTCTCACGACAATAAAGCGCCGTTCGGCAGGTGCGTGGGTCAGCCTGACCATCGGCAAGCGCCGAGCGTCGGGCGCATGGGTTGATATACTTCCATCTACTGGGGGAGTAACTCTGACAAATAAGAATCTAAGTGCGGCCAAGCAGTCCCCGGGAACGGCCTCAGTGGTGTTCAGGCTGGCCACTGGCGGCAAGCTGCGCCAGTCTTTAAATGGAGGGGCGTTCACGGAGATACCTCCGTTTACAGAGTGGCTAGATCCTGAGAGCACCATAGTTGCAGAAGGGTTTGACGCTATGGCCGCTATTCTGAGTAATCCAGATGGAGCTATTATGTCTGGCTCCTATGGGACTTGGCTTCAGCTTGGCGCTATCGGAGGATCAAGGGATTGGGGTGCTTCAGTAACTACGTCAACAAGTGGAGCCAGTAAGTTCGCTTCGGTGGTAATACAGATACAGATTCGGCGTAGGTCTGATCTAGCTGTAGTGGCTACAGCCAACGTTAACATCTC